TAGGTTGATGAACGAAGCATACAAGGTTCAGGAACTGTACTACAAACTCCAGGAAGCCATTGGAGACAGATTCTGCGAGCTTCACCTTGATATCAACCCCGATGAACGTTACGGCTCTTCATGCGTCGTTACTCAAGCCATCGGTTACATCATAGGCACTTGTAACATTGAGCCGAAGGTTAAACCTTTTGCGTTTGCAGCTAGCATTGCTGCAGATCGTTACAAGGGTCTGGCAGCAGCATAAATACTAAATGCTTTTTGCGACCGCATACTGCGGGAATGGGTTTCACGACTCGTTAACAAGAATTAGGAGATCAAACTTTGATAAAGCGCACACTGGTCGCGCTTTTGAGTTTGAGCGTTTTACTATTTTGCGTCTCTGACGCAGCACAAAATAACAATATTGCACGTGATAACATTTTGACGGAGGAACGTGTTGTCAGCCCACAAGCTGACGCAGTTGAAGTGACCCAAGAGGTTGCTACAGTTGAAACTAATAACGCTCATATTCAAGAGGTAAGCGACAACAACGCTGCCGCCAAGGAACGACGCATCGTACGAAGGTACAACGCAAAAGCATCTTGGTATAGACATGGTAGAGTAACTGCTAACGGCGAACGATACAACCCTATGGGTTTAACTGTAGCCCACCGCTCTCTACCGTTTGGCACAATTGTGAGATTCACTAATCCCGATAATGGGCGAAGTGTAATAGCTAGAGTGAATGACAGAGGACCATATATAAGAGGTAGAGAGTTCGATCTTTCTCTTGGTTCTGCTAGAGCTCTCGGGTTCGAGCACAACGGAATAATGGTTCTGCGAGTTGAGATAATGTAATCAGCGAGGATCGTATGACGAAAGACGAAAAGAAGACTCTTGAGGATCACAATTATTATTTGTTCCATCAAGATTTCACTAATGAAACTACTTCTAACGCGATCAAGTTCATCATCGAACGTAACTTGATGAAGACCCCACCGAAGTTCATGAAGATCATTTTCAACTCTCCTGGTGGCGAATTATCCGCAGCTTTCAGCCTGATTGATGTAATGAAAGGCTCTCGTGTACCGATTTACACTTACGGTCTCGGCGAGATATCAAGCTGCGGATTACTGGCGTTCATCGCCGGTAAAAAGGGTCACCGTTACATAACTGAAAACACGAGCATACTCAGCCATCAGTTCTCCTGGTTCTCTTTTGGTAAAGAGCACGAGCTGTTGGCGAGGACCAAAGAGATAAGTCAAACTTCCAGACGTTTGCTTGACCACTATATAAAGTGCACAGGGTTGAGCGAAAAAGAGGTCAAAAAGCACCTCTTACCTCCAGAAGATGTCTGGATGAGTGCCCAAGAAGCTGTGAAATATGGAATCGCAGATGAAATTGTTGAATTTTATTAAGGAGAAGATTATGCCAAGACCCAAGGGTTCAAAGAACAAGACTACCGCTAATGAAGTTGCCGAGCCTGTAGAGTTCGACTACGAACGAGATGATGGAATGTTTGATAACTCATATCAGACTATGGAACATGCAGTCGTAAGGATCGAACAACCAGCCTGGACTTTATCGCCACCGAGTATGAAGTTGTCGGAACATACAACAGAACCACTACCAAGCCCGATTCTAACAGCTGAAGTTCATCGGGCTGCGGTTTTGAAAGGACAAACAAAGCTTTATCTTGTTGAAGGTGAAGTTCAAATGTCTCCTCGGCAGGCTGGTAGAGGTTCGGTTGTAGCGAAGCAGTTTCGCCTAGTTCAAGCGAACAACGAATCGCAAGCTGTTGAAAAATATTCTAACTACTTCCGCAGTCTAAGCGACGGAGACGCTGTGTATACTACTCTTCGTGCGGCTGCTATGGAAACAATCATCTGATGTTCGTCGAGGTATATACGAAAGAAGATTGTCCATATTGTCAGATGGCTAGGATTGCTCTGTGGGACAAACAAATCCCTTACAGCGAACAAAAGCTTGGTAAACATTTCTCAAGAGAACAAATCCTAGAAAAGTTCCCGGAAGCTAAGACTTTTCCAATAATAGTGCTTGACGGTATGTATATTGGGGGTTATACTCAGCTTAGGGAACATCTGGATTCGAAGAATGATTCTCAGATTCAATTGAACGGTTAGGAGCTATATTATGTACCAGCGTGACACCTTACTGAAGGATCTTCGTAGCCAAGTGCTTGAAGTTCATTTCACAAAGGCTAATGGAGAGAATCGCATCATGCGCTGCACTCTTCAGAAACATATGTTGCCGGAGAGCTACCAGCGTAGTCTTGAAGAGCAAACTGAAGAGAAAGCTTTCCATAGAGAAAATCCTGACGTTATCGCAGTATGGGATCTGAGCGAGAACGGTTGGCGTTCTTTCCGAATTGATTCCGTCTTTTACTGCGAAGTCAAGGGTGCTTACTAGAAGGAATGAATGGAATGAGTGAACGTTACTGGGGTTATCACGCTATCGTGGATGCCGCTGGTTGTGACATCGAGAAGATGACCAGCTATGACAATATCTATAACTTCAATAAGCAGCTTGTCAATGATATTGACATGGTTGCGTATGGCGAACCACAGATTGTTAACTTCGGCACTGGTAACAAGGAAGGTTACAGCCTTGTTCAGCTGATTGAAACTAGCAATATCTGCGCGCATTTTGCTAATCAGGATCGAGAGATCTACCTCGATGTGTTTAGCTGTAAGCCATTCGACGAACGTATCGTCGAAGATTTGATTGTGAAGTATTTTGATGCGAAGTCTCTACGTCGAGCCTTTCTGAAGCGTCAGGCTACTCTGGAAACTAACTGATGGTAGTAGGGTTCACTTGCGGCGCATTTGACCTACTACATCCCGGTCACGTTCATCTTTTGAATAGTGCCGCGAAACAATGTGACTATTTGGTTGTTGGGTTGCATACTGACCCAACTATTGATCGTCCAGAAAAGAACAAACCCGTGCAGTCTACTTTAGAAAGACACATTCAACTAGGCGCTCTGAATGCTGTCAACGATATCTTTCCGTATGACACGGAGTTAGATCTAGTGAATTTTTTATCAACCGCGAATATCAATAAAAGATTCATAGGTTCAGATTACGCTTTCAGATCTTACACTGGTATGGAAATTTGTAGAGAACGAAACATAGAGATTATTTTGATTCCGAGGTATCACACTTGGAGTAGTTCTGAATTGAGGGGAAGAATTAAAAATGGTTAGAGTTGTTACTGATTTTCCGATTGCTTATGAGAGTCACGATCACATCGTTCCTCATGGTACAAAGCAAGACAATACCAAGAACGGCGCATACGTGAGAGAACTTATTCGTAGGTTCGGACCTGATATGCGCTATATGGATCTTGGTTGTGCTGGTGGTGGGTTTGTTTCTCAGTTTTTGAATAATAATGTGCTTGCTGTCGGTATCGAAGGTAGCGATTACGGTATGAAGAATGAACATGGTGAATGGCCAAAGATTCCGAATAACCTGTTCACCGCTGACATTACCAAGCCATTTGAAGTTCTAGACGACGAAGGTAATCGTATCGAGTTTGATGTTATTTCTGCATTCGATGTGCTTGAACACATTCATGAAGCCGACTTGGTTCAAGTGCTTACAAACATCAACAATCATCTAAAGCAAGGTGGTATCTTTACTGCTGGTATTGCTACGTTCCCCGACGAAGGATACCACGTTACACTAAAGGATGAACCTTGGTGGGATGCTTTACATAATGATCATGGTTTCATGCGAGTTGATCCGCTTGAAAACTTCGGTCGCATGACATCTATCAATGCGGTGTATCTGAAGAGATGAAACCTGTAGCTATAGTAACTGGGTCGTTTGGTTACATCGGCTCAGTTCTTACTAAATTCCTAAAAGAAAATGACTACTACGTTGTCGGAATTGACAACGACCCTGATGCGCTAAAATGTTGGATGACAAACAAGACAAGAACAAAGTATTGTGATGAGTTCCTTGGCGACTGTTTTTCCAGCGCGCCCGCGAGGCAAGTATTCAAAGATTATCCCGAAGCGACTGTATTTCATCTCGCGGCAAGTAGCTTGCTAGGACCTAGTGCGTATTTGCCTCTTGAATACTTCGAGAACAACACATCTAAGACTCTCAAGCTTCTACAGAATTTGAAGCCTACTCACAAGCTTATCTTTGCAAGCACAGCGGCAGTTTACGACGAAACTGATAAGGTTGTAACTGAAGCAAGTAGAATCAGCCCCCCGAACAACTATGGTCTTTCGAAGCTCTGGTGTGAGCAGATGATTGATGCTTCCTACGAAGTCAAAGGGTTGAGAGCAGCTTCGTTTAGATTCTTCAACGTCATTGGTGCTTATGGCGACGTTGGGCAGCAACCAGACACTCCCCACATCATCAATAAGCTTTGTGACAAAGCCATAATGGGCGATACACCGTTTGTTATTCATGGTGACGACTATGACACCAGAGACGGTACTTGTGTCCGAGACTACTTACACGTTGTCGATGTCTGTAGAGCTCTAATCCACGCTGATAAATATCTGAGCGACGACAAGGATCCTTGTTCATTCAAGTTCAATCTAGGAACCGAAACAGGAACCTCCGTTCTAGATATTGTCGAGATGTTCAACAACCTTTGTAGGAAAGTTGAATACAGAGTCGGCGTCAGGAGAGTGGGCGATCCGCCGTTCCTAGTCGCAAATCCTAACAAGTTCATCAGAACAACTGGTTTTCAATACCAGTATAAACACTACGACTTAGACATAATGATCAAATCTGCGTGGGAGTATCGTAATGAGTTTCGAAGAAAATGAAATCTCTACCAAGTCTTTTGGTGGAACTGAAATGGTTAAGCGTGCGATTGCCGCGCGTATGCC